TCCTGCCACGGAATCCTTTAACAGTCCCGTCGTCCTGATTGGTTCCCATTTTCAGGTTGTCATTCAGGATTAACTGGATGTCAAACGGCTTGCCGTCGGCATCGAAAAGGGTTTTGTAATCGCAGGCTGAGATTGTGGCCAATACTTCCATCCTCGGTAAAGGGTCCTGAGTCTTCTCAGTGTAATTCAGGTTGGAAGTGTTCTCCTCAATGTCATCCGTGTTATTGGTATATCCCCGGGAAACATTAAGCAAAACTCCAGTCATTCCTGAATCAGCTGCAACGATAGCCTTATTCCCCGCAAGGGAGACAAAAGCCGCTTTGCTCTGAGTGGTACCGGGGTCGGTAATCATCAGAGCCTTCGCGCGCTGCAAGAGGGAGACGCAGTTCTCTGCGAGCCCCTGGTAATTATAAACTTTACATATATCACTCATAACAAATATTTATCTCGTATTTTAATTTAGTATCAAATCTAAAAAGGTAAAAGGGGTGCATGTCCATCCCCGTCTGTTTGGTGTGCCCGTAATCACTAAAGGCAGGAGCGCCTCTGACTAAGCTGGTCAACTCGAAGGAAGATCCGACTAGAATCTGCTGGACATCCCTGTGGGCTTGCTCAGTGGCTCTGGTTCCCTCTCCGGGGTACAGCTTATCAAGGTTCAAAGCAAAACAAAATCTAACATCTGCCTCAGGATTCCCCTCAATTGGCGAGGTGGGTATAACGTCAACAAAGCCGATTCCCCCTAGCCCGTCATCAGTCTCCACGGGTTGATACTCCCCCAGATCGTAATCGTAATACTCAGGGATTATGAAGTTTTGTAAATCTCGGTCTTTCTCGTTGCGATAAACCCGGCCCCGGAATGTTACTCCCAGTCCTGTCCACAGTTTCGAGATAAACGTGTCCACCACTTCATTAATCGGTATATCTATGCCTGCCGTTGTCATTGTACCCCTATATCAACTTTAAAGTTAGAATCTTCCTTGAGGAAGTTGTCAAATGTTCTGCTAAGTGCCTCACGTGCTTTCTTTAATTGGTGATTATACCGGCGTGCCACAGTATCACCTTTCAAGTCCACAGTCTCAAAATAGATTTTCTCAAGGTCAGCATCCTCAAAATTCCGTTGAGTCCGATTGCTCCGGACGTTGGAATTAGTGGCTGCCATCCTCAGAAAGTCTAACTCAAATTGATTCTGCAGAAGCTTCGCAAAGTTTATCAGGTTGTTGGTCAGGTAGACAGTCGAGTCAAGATAAGCGGACAGATTAAAACTGATACCATTGCCGGTCGAATTATCTGAATACTCCGCTGCCTGAGCCGATGCCCCCGTGCCTGTAACTGGATAAACTACGATGCCTTTATACTTGAGAGGATCATTGTAAGGACTCTGCGAACGGACATCCTGGGAAGCGATGACAAATAAAAATCTGCCCTTCCCCGATATCGTGTAGCCAACATCCTCAAACGACAAGATCCCGTTCTGTGGGTTCAGGGTCAGCGTGTCTATGAGCTGACCCTGATTTATCACAAACATATCAACCGGCGCACTCGTAATTGCTTGCAAGGCTATTTGATTGATAACGATCTTAACGTAATCTGATCCTTTTGGCTCGATTGCCCACCCTGAGAAATCTCCGGGCAGTGTTACCGTATCCTCACCAACGTTGTACAAATATTGGCTATCTACTAACTGACGGTTGAGATTTAATGCTGCAACCATATTGTCCTGACTCATTCGCGCAAAGCTTTTGATCCTCAGTGACTCTATGTTTGTTTCTAACCATTTTGTCGAACTCGTTTCGGGATCGTTCCCGACGTTCGAAGCGACTAAACTTTCATAAACTAGTCCTCCGGAAGTAACAATATCGGATCTTAATTGAGAGGTCTCAAATTTTCCGTAAGTAGTCCCAGCAACGTAATCTGCAAAAGTAAAGGTCTGGACTGGTAAGAGTCCCAAAATGTTATTCACATTCACGAGCGGATGAACGCCCCGGTTATACCAAAGGCCTGACTCGGGCACCGCTTTTAGTACGGTGTCCAGAGTCGTAGCGCTCGTAAAATCCTCAACGAAAGTTAGTATCATAGCGTATTAATTATGCAGAAGCCCAGATTCCTGAGCTAGCTACGATTGCCCATCCGTCAACGCCGTCACCTACAAGAGTGACTGAGTCGCCTTTCAACGCCGTCGACTTGGTGTTGATCAAGTCAGTGTCCGCAGTTCCCGCCATCTGAACAACCGAAGCCGCCAGAGTGAGAGTCCCAAAGATGCCATCAGCCGCGGCAGGTGATAACGTGATAATGTTATTTCCATCAGCTCCAGAGTTCACAAACGTGTACTCGATGCCTTTAACCGTCGATGGGAGAGTTACCGTCTTCGCGTCAGTTCCGATAAGGAAAACCTTACCCGAGTCTACCAACGTGAGAGTTTTATCGTCCGTAAGTGTCTCCACTATACGGGTCAGGCCTGTGCCTTCTGCAGGTGTCATGTTACCTGCTGCGTCTGCTATATAGTATTTAGCCATGATTAAGAGGTTTTACCTGAGATTTTTACAATACCCTGTGGGCGTGTGGCAATAGCCGAATTATAACGATATGGGATATAAAAACGATGCCAAATGGCCATTTCTTCCCAGGTTGTCATTGTGAGATTCGTGTCAGTGTTTGGGCTTATGATACTCGAAGCGTCTGTCGCTTCAGTGTTAATAAAAACGTTAGCCCGCATACGAGTAAAAGGAAGTTCAGTATCAGTGATACTCCATTTTTTCCCCGCAATTTCAGTTCCGTTACGGAAATCAAAAGGAAAGTTTTCAATCAGTCCGATATCTCCATCACCAACAAAGAAGCCGTTGAAGATGTCGCTGCCGGCAGCCAATTGATCAGATCCGTAGATACGGTCCTGAGGTATTACTGACTGATTCCAAAGCAGGTTCTCAGCGTTAGCTGCTCCCGCTTTTCTTGCTTCTGTAACTGAGCTAACCAGCCCCGCAGGAGAAGTGACAATTCGATAGTCCCTATCACCGAGCTTGTTAGCTTGCATTAGGTTTATCAAATTCCAATACATAACCTCGTTGACACCAGCCTTATTGATATTGAGCTGGTCTGTGCCAGCGTCGAAAGTGAAGGTGCCATCGCCTTGAGATACCTGAGCTGTGAAATCTAAGGCCTGAGTTTTACGGGCCCCCAGTTGGGTCTCAATTAGATTGCCAATTGTAACGGCCATAGCCTGCAGCACGTTCTTCAACACCTGGTCCCGATACCACATTGGGTCAAGTTGGTTGTTGTCGTACGCGGCGGGGTAAAAACGGAATCCAGAAAATACGTCTACAGCTGTGTAATTGTATTTTGCGGATGCAGCGAGATTCGCGGGTATGTTGGCGAACCCTGGGGTCGTTCCAACAGTGACCGTTTGATCTTTCAATGCGGGGATCTGTGCGTCGCGCGATCCCGACATACTTCTTAGTGCTTCCATGATTGACGGAGGTATATAGTCGATAGACTTACCTGAGTCTTTTGCAAGGTCGATCATACCATATCTACCAACGAGTTTTTCGTTGGTGGCTTCTCGGGCCTGCAAGTCATTAAGCACTGTTAAATCTAAAAATGCCATGATTAAATTATTAGTTTACTTGTCAAGCAGTCTCTTGCGGATTTAATATTTTACGATTGTATTCGGTAAATTTTGAAGAATACTCCGGTGAAAATCGGTCGAGCTTCAGAGTTTTGGACAGATAGTCTGTTATTGCCAATTGTCTCTGTTGCGGCGTTGCATTCTCCGGTACTTTGAAAGGAACGTCCTTAACATCTACCAAAGTAGGGTCAGGATCGCCTCCCAGTCCAGTTATTTTACGTCCTGTCGCTAAAGCTGTAATCTTTTCATCTTTGGCAACTAGGTCAGCTAAGAGGTAATTTTTGTGCTTGTTCTCTTTGTCAATAGCATGACCCACTCCATCCTTATCGATCTCGATGTTATAGGTAGTCTTCAAGCTTTTGACAAACTCGCCCCACTTAGCCTCAGCCTCGTACTTATTGACCGTGTCCGGGAAAGTGGGCTTAACAGCGCCGAAGGCTCCGTTAAGCTGTGACTGTGTGTGGCTCTCGAAAAGGGATGTGTATTTTGTCTCGAAATCACCCTCCGCTATACGATCAAACTCAGCCTCTTTAGCTTGGAGTCCGTCGTATTTATCTTTCATTTCGTTGAAATTCTTTTGCAATAGCTCGTCTGGCTTACCTGTCTTGATAAGCTCGTCCAGCTCAGTTTGTTTTGCTTCGAGGGCTTTACGCTCACTCTCAAGCTTGCCCTTTGGGTAACTTGTGCCAGCCAGCTCGAAATAATCAGCAATCTTTTGCCCTGACGCGCGTTGCAGTCCTGTCAATTCCAAAACCTTAGCGGCTGCGCCTTCGAGAATCCGCTCAGCGTCAGTGTTAGCCTTGCCATCCCACCCTAATTTTAGGGTGGCTTCATTGTCATTAGTTGCCGAGGTCAGAACAGTCACTTGCTCCGGCGTCAGTTTATTCGTTTCAATAAATTCTGGTGTGAAATCCATAGTCTTTTATGTTACTTTATTAATTCAAAAAGTTGCGTCTTTGTTTCGTCGCCTGTGAGTTGGAACCCCTTCTCTGAGGCGAGTCTAATTAGTTCGTCCCTTGATGTTTTTTTAAGCGATATCTGCTTAAAGTCGTCCTGTGCTGAAGGTGCATCCTCAGCCTTAGCTGGTTTGCTCTGCAAGGTAATCATTTCCCTGAGCTCGTCCATCTCGAGCCTTAGCTTGGCCAGTTCCTTCTCAGAAAACTCAGACTTAGCTTGGAGCGCCTTGTTTTCCTCGACCAGAGGATCCTCAGTTATCTTCTTGACTCCTGCGTCGATGAGCATGGTCTCAAATTTCTTAAACTCCGCAGCGGACACAGCGGTACATTTACTCTGCTCTCCCGATACGTATTTCGCTTCATACACCTCTTCGAGCAATATGAGTTTCGAGAGTGTGTAACAATACTTCAAAAATTTGTTGACAAAGTCAAACTCAATAAGTTTAACCGTCTGGTTCTTGTTTTGTACCTTACCGTCTTTGGTATAGTGGAGTTCTCTCCCCTCGTACATTCTAACTACTAGGACTTTCATTTCGGATTAAATTAATTATTAAATTATTTATAATTGTAAATTTAACTGCATTTGTCTCAGAGTTGATCTCCCCGAAGAAAACTACGATGTCTCCGAACTGAGCCTCGAATTGTTGTACCCAGTAATTGAACCGGGTTTGGTACTGAAACGTCTCAGGGCTTACAGCCTGCTTAGCTATGGCAGTATCGAAATCCTTATCCGCCACGTAGGGCATAAGGTTGTATAGAATGACCTGTCTGGTCAGTTTCTCAGCGTTGTTTTTATATTTTGATTGATTGATCCTCAGAATTATATCCTTCCTCTCAATCGGGTTAGGTGCGCTCTGGAAGCTCTTAAATAATTGCTCCTCAGATTCTAGGAACCAATCAGACCCGTAGAATGTTGTCACCTCATTAACCCTGCCAATCCCATACTTGAGCCCTAGGAAGTCAGTATCTGCCAGATGCCTGATCCTTGATAGGTCGTGCGATAGTTGTGTGAGTGTATTCTCAAGTGCCACCATCGACTGGCGGACCTGCATTTCATTCTTAGCTGCGGCGTTCTGTTCTACTGACGCTCCGACCAGTGTTGTGATTATGGATAGATAAATCTGTTGGATGCGCTCGTTGACATTCTTCAATGCCTCGACTGGCATATAATGGAAGTTGACGAAGTTCTTAACCACGTCCATGTCGATAGCTCCGTCTTCTCTCCTGTTGGCTGGGACTTTTATGGATGTCCCTGTCTGGAGTGTGCCATGTGACTTAGGGACAATGGTCTTCTGTATCTCGGCTCGCTGTGAGGACATAGCCTCCCCAGTGCCAGGCTCCAGATCCTTACCCTCAAAATCTTGGTTGTTGTTCGTGTCCTCAGTCTTGAGCTCAGTAGTGATCGGGATAGCCCCATTTGGCTCAGTCATCTTCTGGAGCGTCTTGAGGAATGTGTATTCTTCCAGCTCCTCACGAATATATGAGTAGATACTTTTACGAACCACCTCAGTATCTGAGAACTTCTCAGGTGAAATAAAGTGTGCCGGAGTGTGCCCCAGATCATGATCCTTCTCACCTACCAAACCAAAATCTTTGTTGTAGAAGGCATACTTATTTTCGTCAATGTACATAAATCCTGACAAGGGCTTTCCTTCCCATATAATGGTGGCCCCGTAAGCAATCTTCAGAATAGTATCTCCGTCGGTCTGTATAGACACCACATTCTTGATAGGTACCAGATAACGGACCGGGGAGTTAGGCTCTATTGGGTCCATGTCAGTAATCAATATCGAATTGTGTTTGAACATCAGAGCGTCAAACATCATCTTGTCGAACTCCTTACCCTTCAAATCAGACAAGAAAGCCGCTTGATCTATGCCCTCGACGTCATAGTCGAAGTTACTGTCGTCGGCTTCAAATACCCTTCTCAGGTCTGGGATGATTGTATTTTGGATGATCTTACTTGCCGGGATCGGGAAGCGCAGATACTTAAAAAACGTTATAAAGTTGAGAGTCTTGAAGATGGATTTAACGTAGTTCAGGAAGTAGTCGTCAGTCTCATAATTACGTGAGGCCCAAGCTTCTATGTACTTAGGTGTGACGAAGTCAGCCGATATCTTCGACTGGGTAAAGTAGGCCAGTTGCTCCTCCTGTTTATTGGCGTCGCTTAGCCCTGTACTGTTGACCCTCTCTTGAATAAATTCCTTACTCATTAATCCTGATCTCTCGGATTAGGCGCAGTCTTTTGCATTACAAATCTATAAAACTTTTATTGCAATAACTAATTTTTAATTCCACTCGGCCACGACCTCAACTTGGAAGGTGAATATCATACGCATGATGAGCATATCCAAGTAGTCAGGTGAGCGGCCCAGATATTCCTTCATCCTGTCTTTATTGATTAGATTCTTTTTACTCTGGTCCTTGTACACGTTATCGCGCTTGAGACAGGCTGATATCTCTTCCTTGATAGCCTCTTGCTGAGAAGGGGAGCAGACTATCCGGATCTCCCTTTTGTTGATCATCTTAGCCAGGATAAAGCCACACTGAGCTTTCAGATTAGCATACTCGCGAGAGCTGAACGCCCGTGCTCCACCGTGGAAGGTTTTGATGTTCTTGATATACCCAGACAAATAAGCTCCCAGTCCATCCGAGTCAACTACAACACGGGAGGACGGTATGCCATATTCGTTCATCTGAGCTCTGAGATCCATCTCATTTTCTTTGCCGTCTGTCTTAGGTTTGTCGATTGGTATGTGACAAATGAATCCTGACCACCTTCCGATAAGAAACTTATCCCTGCCTTGCATAGCGATGTCTGAGCTCAGGTATTGCTGTCCTCCTTTTACGTGTTGGTTCTCGAATAGATCCAAGATAGCATCATACTCGACCAACAAATTAGGATCGTCGTCATACTCGAAGTTACCAAATACCAATCTTTGGATCTGGATCTTATCCCCTGCCCTGATAATGTCGTCGATCCACTCCTTGACAGCTGGATGAGGATTGTCACCAGGTAACGCAGGAATAAATTTCTTATAATCGCTCTCGCGTTTATCCCTGTACGGGACATAGTAACGCGTATAAACGTGTACTTTCTCCGGGTTAAATGTCTCTAGCATCTTACGCTTGAGTCCATACTTGAGATTCCCCCGCCAACCAGTACGACTAAATAGAGCTGAGACTCCCGAGGCTCTGGTTTCGTTGCTCTCGTCGATTGCTGCCCGTGTAAGTTCTAAGCCTCCCCATCTGGTCCAAAGGTCATCACGTGGTTGGTAGGCCGTATCAATCAGGAAGATCTCTGAGCCATTTCTAAACTTGATTACCTGGTCATTCTGATCGTATTTGTAGTGCTTGTCAAGCTCCAACCCGTAGAAACTAAATGTTGCAAACATTGTCCGGAGCACCGTTTTCCTGAGGTTCTTGAGTTCGCGCCGACCAATCCCCCAAGCAATACCTGGGTAAGCCAGACAATCCATTGTCGATACAAACACTTCTAATAAAGTTTTTCCAGATCTTGCTGAGCCTCCGTATCCCACGTACAACGTGGTTTTGTCGTTGAGTAGCTCAACCGCTTCGAGCTGTTTGGGGGTCATGTAAAAAGAAGTCCCGTCTGGCAATTCACCAAGCGGGATGCTGCCGTATTCGCCACGGCGGTATAGTTCGACGTATATTTCCAGCAGGTGCGGGATCATTGCCAGTAAAACAGAATCATATACATCCCCGAGAAGGAAATGTTGATAATTTGTTCTGGTTTCAGTGACTCCTCTGAGATAAAGTCGTTCAACTTTCGCATCTCGTCAAACTTAAATTGCTTTCTTTGGATTTTCATTCTTTGTTAATTTTATCGATTGCAGCAGCTCTTTTAAGTAATTCGTCAGTGGGTAGTCCTGAGACATCCATAACATTTGTAACAACGTGCTTCTCGGCTTCATTCCATCCCATCATCTTATTGAGGTCTTGGAGTGCCAGACGCTTGTCGTAAAGTTTGATTTTGATATATCGAATCTCGACCGGCTCAGTTTCAATACCTCCACTTTTCTCCATCTCGGTCTTAGTGCTGATCTCCTGGATGCAAGCCATCAGCTCCGGCCTCTCCTCTTTCAAGGTATTGAAATTCTCCAACGTCATCCAATCCTTGTACAGATCTGAGATGTCTGAGTAAGCCATATCGCTGAGAATCTTCACAGATTTAGCCTTAGATATACCAAGCTCCCCCTCAATATCGTCCTTGATAATCTCGATGTATTCCTTGATGTAAGGTTTTGTCAGTAACTCATAAGCCATCTCTCGGGAGGTCTTTTCTGCATACCCGACGGCCCTGGCAGCCCTGGCTCCGTTCCAATCGAGGATGTATTCGCTACAGAAATGTCGCTGCTTGGTTGTCAGCTTTTTCAGAAGTCCTTTCTTCCTGTCCATACAGCAAAGTTAGTAAACTTTTACCAATAAAATTCAAGGCTATAAATTCGATAAAATCCAAAAAAGTCACTAAAAAAGCATTGTTTAAACTCATTCACAGTTAGTTACAGGGATTTAAAGCCCGTTAAACAATAATTAAACAATGATTGTTTAAGAGTAACTAACTGAGGTTCAACGCCTATGAGGCATTCTAAACAATAAAACAATAAAAGTGCCCCAGCTTATATAGAGTACATATCCTACTTTCCTTAATATTCAATTCTACAAGGGGGTAAAGTATTGTTTTATTGTTTAAGAAAAAGTTAAATTGTTGAGGGGCAACAAGTTCCAGTTAAACAAGGCTTAAACAATAATTAAACAATAAAGTTTATTGTTTAGCTCAAAACTTTTTATTTCACTACCTGAAAGTTTAGAGTTTTCATTGTTTTATTGTTTAATCGCTTTCAACTTCCTGATTAATAATAACTTGAAATTAAACAATAAAATTCGGCTCCCGCTTGTTGGTGGGAGAGTTTCCTAAAACTATTTTTTCACCCAATTTTCAAAATTTTGCAGATTATTTTTTATTTTTTAATTGACCGCGCGGTCATTCATAAATTCAGAGATATTTTCAAAAATATTCAAAATTCGGCATCTCAAAAAATAAATTTGACCCTTGAAAACCTGTCAATTAAAACCCAGAAAACGCCGTTTTTCTGAATTATATCGGTGCTAAAAACACAGTTTTAGCTGCTCTCCTCTAAAATTAGGCTGTTCTTTTATGCGCAGGTTGCAACAATCCTCCTTATTATAGTTTACCTTGTCCCTAAAATATACGTGGTGATCTGACACATATTCCCCAACACTGAGCTCTTTAAATCCCCAAATACAGTTCAAAGCTTCCAGTTTATCCTCTAGATTTAGGTGATTATATCCTCCATAGCTGTGTGAATAATTAGAGTAGTCTATGTCAAACCACTTTTTAACCCAGTGATTGACCTTTAAAAATTCGACTAATATCTTATTGCAATTTATGTCATTTAAGATCTTGAAATCGACATACCCCTCGATTAGGGGACTCAGTCTCACACTTACGTCGAACCCAAGCATATACAACTTTTCAATGGCCTTTATTCTTTTACTGGGTGACGGGGCTTTCTCGTATGCTAGACAATCCTGGTCGCTGGTGTTGGTTATGGATATCTGGAAATGCGCCAGATCTTTGTCATAGATATCAAGGTATTCCTCCCGGGCCACTAGGTCGCTCTTAGTTACTATTAAGTAGTTGACTCTGGATCGGTTCAACAATAGTATGGTGCTGTACGTGATCCGCTCCGTCAATTCCAAGGGTTGAAAGCAGTCTGTCATACCTCCCAACTTGACAACCTCGCCAAAGGGCAGGGCCTGTATAGCCTTTCTTATCTTCTGAAGGTTTGAAACCCTAGGGGCGTGGTTGTCCCACAACCCCCTAAAGTTCAATAAGCTCTTGGCATAACAGTAACTACAGTCGTGTTGGCAGCCACAGCCGTAAGTGTCAATACGTTTAGTGTACCTGCACCAAGTATTGAACTTACGGTTGTCTATTGAGCTGTACGGGCTTTTAAACTCGGTCATTACAACCTGCCTATTGAGGGATAAGATTCTCGGATTTTCTTCATATCCCCCTTATAAAAGACAAGTATCTTCTGCTCGCGCTTCGGGAACTTACGGTAGTCGAGCGTTCTTTTGGCATGGGCCAACCTCGTAAACTCACATTCTAAGTAAACAATCTTATTGTAGATATGTAAACCCTGATCTTTGAAAAACAATTCGTGCTCAGCCTCGGCGCCATAGTAAGCCCCGTTTTTATCCCGGCTGTCTCCTGTCATAACCACAAAGAAACAATTATCATTCAGCGCCTCGATTGCCTTTTTGTAGCCAGCAAATAGGGTGTCGCGGAACTGCTCATATGTCCCCATATCGTTTAACTCCCCCTCAGGAATTACGCCTTCGTAGTCAATATACTTTTCGACTTTGTAGTATGGGGGGCAGGCAAACACCAGGTCATACTTCTGCTTGGGCTCATAGGCTGAGCTGTCCGCCTGTATCCATTTAGTGTTGTAAAAGTCCTGGCAAAGTGCGTTATTGGCGTCGCACTGGTTTTGGCGTATCTCAGTAGCCAGGTATTCATAACCGCTTGCTCCAGTAACAAATCCAAACTGCACACCTCCCCCGAAAGGGTTATAAACCCGCACCCCTTTAGTCGGCATGAAAAACCTGAGTATAACCTCGCAGGCAACAGGATCAAGCACTGAGGCGTTACCGTTAAATGACTTGCCTTTGGTGTGTACTATCTTACCGTCCTCGACCTTGTTGGAAGATAATACTACGTTTGAATAACCGTTGCTACCCTGCCAGCAACCATCACGAGAGGCAAACTTAGGGTTAGGTATCTCATATTTTTCGCCAGCCTCTTCGAGTTTAACGTTCCATTCCTTTTTCATTTTTAACCAGTCCGAGCGGGTTGTGGTCCAGGCATTTGTCATTGTTGCGTGGGCTAATCTTTTCATCCTGATCTGGGCCATCGTGCCGTAAACCATGTATGCGTATCCGCTAAGGTTCAGGTAGGTCTGGAATCCTATTGCCTCAAACACTTTAGGGTTCTCCAGGTCGTGCTTCAGGCTGACGGTCATTATCATCGGGTAGCCGAACGTGTTTTGTTCGATTATCTGTCCCACCATATCAGAATAAATCTTTTTGTCTTTGCGGTCCAACTCCATAGCGGACTGTAGCAAACAAAACTCCTTCGCGTCGTGGTTTACCTGGAAGGTAAAGAACCCGCTGAACTCCTCATTTATTTTCAGTATGATGGCCGAGTGGATCTGCATATTCTTACGTGCTGCCCTGTAAGCAACCCCGTCCCGTATGGCCAGATCCGCAACTGGGACCTCGTAACCTGAACCTATTACACTTTCAACATACTCAAAACTTACTACGTCTTTAAACATTTTTAATTGCTCCATTTTTGTTTTTATTTATGGTGTATCGTATATTACAAACTTTCGTAAAATTCTCGCCTTTTTGGGGTGCCTAAAAACATATCATTTTGGCGTTAAACCTATATAAAACAGTCCCATCTCCTCCAAGTATGGCTAGATTCTTACCTGAATCCACGAGAAACACCTCAGTTTCCCTGAAGGGAATGTCGTTCCAGGTGGATCGATACTTTAAAAACATCCGACCATCTTTCTCCTTCCTGAAATCCTTCAGGATTAATTTGTTGCCTTGGTTATCAGCTGGGATTATGTGTATCATTACATCTCTATTTCTAATCCGGTAACTATTCGATATATCTCCCTGGTCAGGTGGGCATCATACCCAGCATCATGTAACTCGTCGGGACTGGCATAAATCCCCAGCTCCTGAGCTACTCGCTTGAGCTTGAAGGAAGGCATGGCTGCCCGGCGGTCCAGAAGGTACTGCGAAGCCAAGGTCATCACGTCGAGGGAGTCGGGATAGAACCAACTCATCATAAACTCGTCACCGTTCTGCAGGAACCATTTGCCAAGAAAAACGTCATCGAATGAGTTGTTGTTGAACCCGACCCGGTGAGCTTTGTCCTTCTTATCAAACTTGCTTATATACTTCTCAAGCATCTTAATGAATACCTTGTGCACAAGCCCCATCTTGGGGTATCTGCGAAGCTGTGCCTCAGTAACCCCACAGATCCGCATAGCTGCAGGCTCGTATATGGCCTTGGGGTGTGGTCGGGTCTTCAGGTCAAACTTCTCAGCTATCACGCCATCAACTTCGATAATCCCAGCAATCTGATGGATGGAGTGTTTACGGGGGTCTGTGCCCGTTGTCTCTAAATCGTAGAATATTTTAATCATCTGGTCGCGAATATAAAAGATTTGGGAACCAATACTGGTCGTCTGCTCATCTGGGTTACAACCAGGTAAGCGGTTTTGTGTTGATAGGGGACGTAATCATTATCATCCATTATTCCGTCTGACACAGTCCTTTTACCTATTACTATCCCTTTGATATCAGAGGGCTTGGCGATCCACTTTCGGTTAGATCTTCTACTCTCCCGAACGTATTTCCGGGTGCACTTTACTTGTTGTCCTAGTGTAAATTCCATAGTTATTTATGTTTTAAAAGAAGGGGGCGCACCCGTTACCCCCGTTAGTTCTAACCCCAGGTGTCTAACTTCCTTCTGTTAGGGGTGCATCATTCTAATTTTTTAATATACTCTGGTAAATTAAACCTTTGTATTAGGTATTTAATCCGCTCCCTTGCTTCATCCCTTTCTTTGGTTACCTTTTCAGAATATTCTTCACAAATCCGTACTTGCTCGTCGATATCCATGACTTTCGCAATCTGTTTCATTATACCATCTTCCCTGCCATCTACTAAACGTTTTCTGTAAAATTCTTTTGCTGTCATGGTTTGTTATTCTTTAAAATTCAGTTGTTGCAATCAAATCTGTTACTGTATTATTTTCAGCATAATCAGCGAAAGTGCTGATAATCTTATAGCCGTTACAATAGTCTTCTTCATTGTAATTCACATCATCAAAATCAGGTCCAGGCTCATCAGTATCCAGTAGACACATATTCTTCCATGCTGATTTCTTAACTGCCTTTACATTACATTCGATAGGGTCAGAACCCGTATGTCTTTGATAAAACTCTCTTGCCTCCTTAATGTTTGGAGCAAAAATCCAATCGGTTTCGCCTTCACTGTGAACAAATTCGTATATCTTCATTGGTTTGTCCTTTCTGTTTAGAATACTACTATTTCTCCACATCTTTGACAAATTCTATTAACCGCACAAAGACTCTTACATTTACATTTCTGCTTATCTAAATTTAACTTAGGAAAATGCCTTCCAACAGTACACTCAATAGTCCTTTCAAGCATTTCCTTTTGCTCGTCCTCTAATATGATATCCAGAGTCGCTTCAATTCCTGCTACCAAATCGCTTTTTAAATCTTGATCTATCTTCATTGTTATTGTCCTCTCCTATTTGTTAACTATATTTTAAATCTTAATACTTGTTGCTTTCCATTTTCTTGAATAGCAACATACACCTTACCATCCTTTTCGGTTTCAGCAAGCAATTCCACTTCTGAAAAATCTTCAGACTGATATATTGTACTTTCCCACCCAAATCCCGATACCCATAAATGAGTAAATATTATTACTTCCATTGTTTTCATATTAAATTCTTTCAACAGTTCTTTAGTTTTTGCAAAACTATTAAATAGGATTATCAAATCCCCAATTAAGCCTATCAAAGCAAGCCTTTATAACTTCTGCGTCCCAAAGGGCGTTATGTTTTTTAGCTTCTTTGGGTATTCCTCCTTTAAATGCAAATTCCTCTCTATTAATATCTGGGTCAACTAAGCAATCTTTCATTACTGTACAAATATCAAACGGGATGTAATAAATACAGTTTGGCATATCAAATGCCGTTCCGAAAATATTATTAAATAAGACCCAATCGTAACTAAGGCAATCGCTCCATATCTCAAACTTTTCAAAGTTTTCTTGATGTTCAGCTAGCCATTTAAACCAATTACTAAGTTCCTTCTGTAAAAAGTCTTTATTACCTCTCACATACAAATCTTCATCATCCCAAAAAGCAATAGGCTTAGTTTTATCTAATTCTTTACTCCCCATTATTGGTTTTGGATTCCCAAAAAACTCATCATTCAAATAAAGATTTGCGATTACATTTTCATTCAACCAATCATTTAGTTGTGTCTTGTCATAATCTGTAAGTTCCGCATAAAATTTCTTCCCACATTCTGAAACAATACCAATACTAATTAAGGTTGTTTTCTGATGTAATCCTGTAAATTCTGTGTCAAAAAATAATTTTGTCATATTTTCAAGTTTTAAAATAAAAATTATCCACGCTTCGTTCGGGTCGTAGTGAGTTAAACCGCCAGCTACTAACATGGTATAAAAAACATAGCCAAACCGTTAGCTATTAATTAAATCCTTTCAATAGTTCTAATCGTCCAGCAATCTGCAAAATATCTGATATACCTAAAAGGCAGATACAAATATCCCTGATCACCCCACTGACTGCCCCAGCTATTTCTACAAATAAAACCTTTGGTATTGTAACCGACAACAACCACCGCATGATGAGCGGACGTCTCTTCAGTCCAAAATAGAAACCTGCAGGGCATTTTCACAATCCCTGTCTTCTTTACCTTGCTTTTCCAGAAAGATTTAAAAAGCGTTAATCCTATTGTTATTGGATACCCTTCAGCTAAACAGTTTTTAACGTCCCTTATAGATGGATTTACTAGCTTATAATACTCCAGTATTTGATGCTTTTGACCTTGGTAATAGCAAGCCTCAGTAGGTCGCTTGTCATGAGGTTGGATGTATCTCCATTTTGCTTCAGAGCACACGCCATCATTAGCCATTGTTTTGATTCCGTTCTTAATGGTGGTTCCTGTATTTAGATCCTGATTACCTGTTATTGATCTGGTGTTATACCAGACAAACATTCTCGAAGGTCTGAAGTACCTTTCTTCATACCCAAAAGCCCCACATAAGGCATTAGGAACGCAATCAGCACCCTTTTGATGGTATATAGGAGGAAACTTATCTCTTAGGTCTATTGATTCAGGTAATGCCTTACGTCTTGCTGAGTAGACCCAATCCCTTTGGTCGGGTTTGTCAGGTATGTATCCAAAGTTTTTCATTTCTTAACGGTTAAACTAATTCCTTTAAACTCCTGATAGCTAAATAAGCTAAATCTGCCCCGACCTTTGCAGTAGGAGTATTTTTCAAACATATAATGGGTCCACAATCCTAGTAGAACGCCCATTGAGTCATAGGTTAAATCTTTGTAACTAAACCCTGTTGGATTCTTTTTTACGCAGTCGAATAGCTCCTTACCTATACACACCCCGAAAGCTGTCAGACCGCCTTTAATCATATGATTTGATTGTATGCCGTGATAAAAGAATGAGGCGGATATAAAGCCTACTGAGTAACCCGCACCTACTGAGGGCAGTCCACCGCCCCACTGGTCAGTGGCAAAGAATGTTTTCTCTGGCTGTGGTGTGGTGGGACATTGCCCTTGAGCCTTAACGCAGGTTGTCAGTAACATTACCAGTAGAATAATTATCCCGAGCACAAGGGCGACAAGGAACGTCCACATTGACTGAGCCTCGCTGAATTTCTTCTTTTCGCTGTTGTAATAATCCTCTTGCATTTGTTTATTGCTTCGCATGATTCTTAGCTTTATGATCTCCGCCACAAGGGCAAGGATCGTTTCTACCTATTTTATTAAACTTCCGCTTCATTGTCCAACCTTTGCCAGTTATCCCACCTGGGCTGATCTGTGCTGTGGTCAGCTCCAAGTCCTCAGGTATTGAGATTTGGATCTTCGGCTTACGTGCTTCCACTTCTCGTTTATGCTCTTCGACGGTAGTTGGCTCAAGATCCGGGTTGTCAGTGTTGCTTATCATCTTTTCGTATGGGTTTTATCGTTAAATTCTTTTGGTATGAAAGGCGCGTCCTTTCTGTATCCGATCTTGACCTTAGGGAGTTTGCACTGCCTGAGCCAGATTGCTATTTTAACTCTGAGTTTCATCTTATCGTAGATTTAAAAATATTTCCACTCTGATCCGGCGTAGTGGTGCTTGAAGCCCGGTCTTATCGAATACCTGCCAGCTGCGGCTTTGGCTATATTCCTAGCGCTGATATCGAGCGCTTTGGCTGCATCTGCTGCACTGTCCCAAGTCTTGACCAATTCTCCCCCTCGCCACTGATCGACGCTCATAGGGCAGGCCATTGCTTTGTCTGCTGCTACACCGTAACCGGCTGCATAAACGAGTCCCAGGTTATCTCGGAGGACGTTTATATCTGTCTGACTCAAGGGGACGCTCATTTGGATTGTCTCCAAGGCTAGGTCTATGGCTCTGTCTTTAGTCATCGAAAAATTGGTCTATAAGTTTATCTGCGGAGGCTTTGCAGTTCTCCCTGAGGACGTAAATATCACTTTCTGAGTGAGTCTCAAGTATAGCCTTGTCGATCTCGATATGCAATTCTATACTTTCAATTTTCTTCTTTGGTCTGAGCCATTTTGGTAGTCTTATCATAATACCTCCCATAAAATATTAACTCCATCGCTCTCGACTAGGGTCTGTCCGATCTCGTAGTTAACTACTTCCCGAGCACCGTCTAAGGAAAACCAGCTTGGCTGATCCGTTCCGGCGTTTAATATAGTCTTGTCTGAGTTTTGTATTCTGTAACCTGTTCTCGAGTCATTCATAATATCGTGGTGTTTTTGTTTATGTAAATATACCTCAAGCTCATCTATGTCGACGGCAATATCCTCCCCTCCAACTAAGTCCACGTTATACACCTGAACGTTCTCAGGGCAGGTGTCAAAATCTATCCTGAACCTGGAACCCTTGTAATCTATTATTTCGTTCATGCTCAGTAATTTTTTAATATTATGGCTACTAACTTTGCTGCGATAGCTTTAGCGGCTTCGATTGTTTTTGCGGTTCTCTCGATCCAATAGTCCCCCATCTCGTCAGCAACTACAACTGAGTACTCGTTTGAGAAATTTTCTTCGATGTCTACTGTCAGGGAGTTGCTGTTGCTTAGTTTTACTATTGTCATGGTGTGGTGTTTTTGTTTATGTAAATATACAGCTATTATTGGATATAAAAAATTATTTCACTAAAAAAGTAAAATTAATTTACATTAGTTCATTAAGGCCTTCCAACAACTCGAGTTCTACATTGAAGGTACTTTGAATTTTCCCGCTGCTCCGGGCCACGTTAGCGGTCATGTCCTCAATTCTCTGCAGCAGTACCTCGTAGCCCAAATCTGGATAAGGTAACGACCAGCCAGGGGAGATCTGTCCACCTGTCCCCGTATGGGTTCTTCCGTTGCGTGGCCTTCGTGGTGCAGTAGTCGGAAAACCTTTACTGATTGAGCTAATAACAATATCTATTGCTCCGGGAGCTATACAGGCCAGCCCGGTCTGACTGATCGAGAAAACCAGCTGTGCCTCGTCAGTAACAGTGAACCCGATCAACTCAAGTGCCTGGACTTTCAAAGGGTCAAGCTCGGGCCACTCAGGAGGGATCTGGTCCCGAGCTGTGCGACCAATATTAGCCTCTTCGAGTTCCTGTATAACTACCTCGCCGAGTATTATCCTGCGAGCCTTTTCGAGCATCTCCAAGACGCGGGTCTTATTGGCTCTGTTGTTCATTTCTTGTGTATTCATACTATAAAAACCCCGCATTTATTTCAGTGCGAGGTTTTGAGTCAGTGGCGTTTTAATGGCGCGCCCCGCCCTGTCGTGTACGTATCATACAGCAAGTAGTGCTTAATTCGCTTGAGCGGGACTAAGCCCGAGGGTCTGAACCAATCATTAACACTGAGTAGTCTAACTACGTCGAGCGTCCTGACTGTATAGATCGAGAACAAAAACCCTGTTATTATATTGTAAAATATTATCATCTACTATAAAAACCCCGCATTTATTTCAGTGCGAGGCTTATTGGGTGACCGTTCAGTGATATACATCTCCGTGTCATATTCTAAATAGTACTCATTGAATGTAGTTTTTACAGAGCTTATCGGATTGAACTGGTCTGCGGAGTATTGTACTCCAATCCTTACGGCTGTCCAGATGACAATGACCGAGTATAAAAACCCTAATATGGCGCTGTAAAATATAAGCATTGTCGCAATTAATGAATTTGTTAGTCTTTTCGGGTTAGTAAATAAAAGTTTGCAATTCCTGCAGCGAGAATAATTATCGGGAGGACTACCATGGTGATTCAAAATAAACGTAGTCGTTAGGATAGCTGTCATGGATATCCATAGCCTC